ACTTTCAGTTAAACCTCTAAAATATTGTCCTAATCCTGCATTTTGAAGTTTGTAATTATTATATATATCTTTTTCTGCTTTTGTCCAAGTGATTATAGTTACATATCTAAATCCCCATGCTTCCATAACTTTTAATCCATCTTTCAAAAAGTTGTTAGTAACCCACAAATATAGATGACAATTATCATCTGCTATTTTATGTACAGGCAAATTACATATATCTTTTGTTTTCATTAAAGGATAATGTCTGTCTGCACCTCTTTTAATTTTTCCACCACCTGATTCATTCCATGCAGGATCTGCATATATAGTTTTATATTTCATATTTACCCTTTATTTTGTTTAATCAAAAAAGATTCTTAAATCATCTGTTACCATATAATTACAACTACCACTATCGTAATTGTGTTCTGATATCAAATAATTTTCAAAATCATTATTGTGTTCATTTTCTAAACAATCAAAATTTATCAAATCAGAATTTAAAATTCTTATTGAACCATCTTCATAATTTAAAATTACACATTGCATATTACAACATTCTTTCATTTCCATTTTTACCACCTGTTATTTATATTATTTAAAATCTCTTTACATAATTCTGATGGAACTATACTTCTTTCGTAATTACCTTTTAATCCTTGTGTTCCTGTCCTGGATCCTCTTGGTGCTTTTTCATGATCACAATTTGGGTTTCCATTTTTACATACAGGTCGTGGAATCCAACTAAAATCATTAGTCCATATATCAGTAGGTTTTGCCCTCTTTATTGTTTCTTCAGGTGAAAAATATTGACAATACCATATTGTTCTTCTGTATGTAGTCCAACTCATTAAATCTAATTTTCTTAAAACACCTCTAGGATTTTCTATATAATATAACAAATGAGGATTTCTATACATAAAATATCTTATAATTGAGTTACTTTTTTTAACTACATTAATATTGTTTCTACATTTATCTGTTTTAGGTATATAAGCACCTTTACCTCCTGTCCAATGATACCCAAGACTTGCTACACTAAAAGTAGTGCAAGGTGGAGATGCCCATATAATATCAGGAATCCCAAACTGTTTGTGTATATCTGAAGCATTTACATCTAATATATCTTTCACTAAATCTATTTTATCAAATGGTGCAAAATCTGTTGTATATGTTTCATAACCTTTAGTTTCTGCTACTTTTGAAAAACTTCTTGATCCTGCAAACAATTCTAATACTTTCATATATCTCCTTAAAATAAATTAGTTTGTTTTGTTATTAATTCTATTCGTTCTTTTGTTTTATTTAAGTATTCTTTATTTATTTCAACCCCTACTAAATCAACACCAAAATAATGACAAGCAATCGCTATACTACCACTACCTAAGTGTGTATCAAGTATTTTTTGTCCTTTTTCCGAATACGTTTTTAATAACCAAGTATACAAATCTACAGGTTTTTGTGTTGGATGTATAATTCCACCATTTTTGATATTGTTTGATCTTGTTTTATGTATCGAATAATCAAAAACTTTTGCAGGTTTTTTAAATGATGTCCATGCTAACTCACAATCTGAATATTGTGGTAAGGGATTATGTTTATTCCAAACTACAAAACAATTTGTGTTTGGTAAATTTTCATAATAATTATTTGCACCCCAAATTATTTGATTTTTACTTACTCTAAACAATTCATCAAAAAAATCTTGTTTTGGTTTTTTCCAATCTGACATTTCTACTTTTTTCTTTGTTAATCTTGTTGGTGCAAAATCTCCATATTTTTTATGTCTTTTCAAAGATTTAACAAGTCGTTGTTCTTTTGTTGGATTGTTTTTTTCTCTATATGGTGGATCTACAATAGCCAAATCAAAGTAATTATCATCATACTTTTTCATTACATTCATACAATCATCTAAAATTAACTCTAACATTATTTCTCCTTATAATATATCTTAGTGTATCTTGACTCTTTGATTTCCCAATTATCTACAGATCTACTATTTACTATGTAGTGTGTAGCAGTATAATCTAGTCTAGGATATACAAACCAATACCAATTAGGTTTTTTATCAAGATTGTTGTGTGCTTTGTGATTGATCATAAACATATTGTCTTTTTTCATACCTTTAATATCAAAAGTAGTTATATCTATTTTAATATCAGGTTCAGGTAATGGTTTTATCCAAACTATTGGTGCTGCTTTATATTTAGTATTACGTTCATCTAAATAATGTCTTGCAATGAGTTCTGCTAATATACCACGTTTTGAGATTTCATGTTCTCTATCACCTCTATATGTTTCTGTATCTGCAGTATAATAATTTTTTGATAGTTCAGATCTAAGCAATGCTAGTTCATTTGCTAGTTTATGAAACATTACAGGATAAGAATACGTACCTTTATTTACTATACCCACCAAGCATTTCCTTTTCTTTTTTTGTTTCTTTCAGTACGTTGTTTGTAATAGGTGGACATACAGGGTTTGCAATAAGCATTTGCCCTGTATGCACTTTTTGTGTACTCAGTATAAGGCAATTTTACCTTACATTTAGGACACTTCTTAGATTCCATATTTTCCACCAAAAACAGACTTTATTCTAATTCTGTATTTTTCTGATACAGTAGTTTTATATTTCAACCAATTATAACATAATGTATGTGAGCAACCTAATTTCTTAGATAGCCATACAGCATTACGTTCTTCTAAGATTAAAATTTGATTCAGTTTTTGTTCGTATGTCATATTTCCTCCTAGAATGGAATGTCTGAAGAATCTTTAGTGTTTAATTCAGTATGATCTTGAGTCGGAACATCTGAACTATTATAATGATTGACTGCTAATTGATTAAGTTTTTCTCGTATTTCTTTAACACAATAAACTGTATCATTATATTTACCATCTTTGTTTTTTTCTGAAGGCATAGATACAAATAATCCATTTATACCCTCTATTATTTTGAAACCTTTTATAGTAAATCCATCACCTGTAAGTAAATCAAAAAAGGCTCTAATTTTACCAAAGTCTTGCTTGTGCATTCTTGCTATTTTCACTTTTTTCTCCTTGTGTTAATATATTATATTTAGTTTGTTCAATCTATTTTCTAAAACAGATATGAATTTTTCATCAATTACAGTATCAAACTCAGTTGTATTGCCTATATTTTTTTTTGCTATTTCAATCATTTCTTTATAAAACAATCTTACAGATTTTCTACCTGTAGGCATTGTGTTACCTCTACTATTTAAATTTACTTTTTTCATTATTTTCTCCTAGATTTAAAAACACGTAATATTTCAGGTGTTAAAGGGTGTTCAATTTCATTGCTTTTTTGTTCTATAGTTTTTCCATATTTTCCCATAGCATGAGATGACATGTCAATCCAAATACATTTACCACATTCATTTGGATTTTTTTTACAAGTTTCTTTGTGTTTTTTTGCTTCTTTAGTATTACAAAACCAATTCATTTTTGTTCCTCCAAATACTGATCATAATATTTTTGGTATCCATTAGGCCTTTCAACTACTGCAATAATTTCACTTGCTTCCCAATTACGTTCTTCAACTAACCATCTTAAAAAGAATATGAATCTTTCAGAATCTATTATATCCATTATACCCATGTTTTTCTCCAATCTGTATATCTTTGTTTAAGATCTATGTAAAGTTCTGCAAGTAATATATAAACTATCAATATCATTGCTAATATAATAATAATATTCATTTAATCTCCTTTTTTGGTATATGATGATGTCCATAATCCTTAATAAACTTATACATAAGTTCATCATTGTCCATTTTATTTATTATGTATGTTTTTGTTTCAGGTGATTCACCTTTACAAAGCATCAATCTCATCTTATCAAAATCAGGTTGTCTCATTTATTCTCCTTTTTTATAAATGAAAATATATGTTCAATTATTGGTAGTGTCCAACCATCTCCAAGTAAACTTGCTGCATCATTTCTTGAAAGTGTAGATGTCCAATTATCAGGAAACCCTTGTAATCTTTCAATCTCAATTTGTTTTAAATATCTATTAAAATATGGAGATAATGGTTTTTTTGTAAAAACAATAGTTACAAATGCACTTTTTTTCCACCTTCTAAATCTTCTTCTATTAGATTTATGTGGTCTACTTTCTCCCTCTAAAATACAATATGACTTATCTTGTAATACATAACCATCTTCTATTACATCTTTTAATAATATTTTTTTATCTTTTGGTTGTGGTATGTCGGTTATTAAATCTCCAAACAAACCATCTTTTCTTGTCCTTATATTACTCCAATAATATCTATCTCTTGATTGTGCTGTTACTAATTTAGAGTTTATCCTAACAGGATATACACCTAATGCTCTTGACATAATTCCAATATCTTTTTTAGGTGCAGATCCTACATTTTCTTGCAAGAACAAAACATTAGGATTTAATTCTTTAATATGATTTAATATATCAACAAACACAAAAAACAACCCACTTCTTTCTCCATCTAAGCCTTTTCTTTTGCCTGCAACACTTAAATCTTGACAAGGACTACCACTCAATACCATATCTACATTTTTCCAATCTATATCCCATTCTTTCCATTTAGTAACATCTCCAAGTTGTATAGTATCAGGATAATGGTGTTGAGTTAGTTTTATTGCAGCAGGTTTTATTTCTGATGAATAATATTTATCAACCTTAATACCAACATTGTCTAATGCAGTATGTCCTGTAGACATTCCATTAAATAAACTTAATACGATCATTTATTCTCCTTGATAAGGTTTAATTGGTGCTTTACAGCAATTACTTTTTGCTTCTAAATTAGGATTTAAAGCACTTATAAGATCAATTCCATTACACTTAGTACACCTACATTTCCTACTTCGTTCTGTTTTATCTAATGGATATTTCTTATCTAAATTTTTGTTTGATTGTTTACCATTAGAACCAAAGTCGTTCTTTAACCAAGTATTCCATCTCATTTTAATATTAAATGTTTTATAGAACTCTTTTTTAAACTTTTTACCACCATCATTATATTCTGTATAGTAATTAATAAAGTTTTCATACTCTTGATGATTAGTATCTATTAACTTACTGCATTGCTTTTTAAATTCATCAATTCTAGTATATATATCTTTATTTACTTTATTCTCTTTATTTATATGTATTTGGTTGTGGTTTGGTTGTGGTTTGGTTGTGGTTTGATTTTTTTGTAAGTCTTTATAATTTAATATAGTTAAGTGTGTTAGTTTTTTGTTCGTTTTTACTACAATCATTTCATCTTTTTCTAGTAGTGTTAGAAATGTTCTTAACTTACTATTACCCCAATTAAACTGCTTACATAGTTTCTTTTGACTTGTAAGTATTTCACCTGATTTTAAATGATATATATCAGATCCTAAAACAACCTTCTGATCAGAGTATGTAGCCCTTAGCAGTAACCAAGTCCATGCTTCAAATCTTGAATAGGTTTTACTCATCTTTACTATTGGGTTTTTGAGTATCTTCCTATGAATACTGATCCAACCTTTATCCATAATTTCCTTTGTTTTTGCTATTGAATTATATTAAACAATCAAACACAATTCAAAACATTATTTTTTATTTAATGCTACATACCCTCTATAAATAACTTTTTTTTATTTTTTTTTACGAAAGTGCTTGTTTAAAAGTTTGAAAGTCCTCATATTTGTATAGGTTAAATAACGTATTAATAAACAAAAAGGAATAAACATGAAATTTATAAAAAATCATGGTGGTAGAGAAAATTATTATCCTACCAAATTAAAAAAAGACCTTACAAGTGATTGTGTTATTAGAGCAATAGCAATCGCAACAGAAACTGATTACAAAGAGGTTATGACAAAATTATTTGAAATTGGTTTAGAAGTTGGACAAATGCCTAATAATAAAAAATGTTATGAAATATATTTAAATCATTTAGGTTGGGTTAAAAAATCTCCACTTAAAAAATCTAATGGTAAAAAATATAAAGTAAAAAATATAAGTAAGTTTTTTACAAGTTATAAAAATGTTATAATTCACACCACAAGACACTTAACAACATTAGTTGATGGAGATTTAAATGATACTTGGGATTGTAGAGAATGGTGTGCTAATAGTTATTATATTAAAGAAAATAAATAAGGGGAAATAAATGGAAAATAATAAATTAATATTTTTTTTACCAAACGAAAAACCTAAACATATGGTAATGTTAAGTGTTCGTATAGATGGTAATACAAGAACGAGAATATCAGCAAACATAGAATATAATAACAAGGAGAAAATAAATGGCTAAAGATAACAAAAAAAGCAAAGGTGTAATAAATATAAAAGGAACTGATTATTTACAAGTAAATGGTAGGTTACTGCAGTTTCACGATTTATACCCAAATGGTTCTATAAACACAGAAATAGTATCAGATACACAAAATTCTGTAGTTATGATGACAAAGGTTATACCTGATGTAAAACACCCTGAAAGATACTTTACAGGATTTGCACAAGAAAATGCAGGATCAAACTTTATAAATAAAACATCTCATTATGAAAATTGTGAAACATCTTCAAGAGGTAGAGCATTAGCAGCATTAGGACTTGGTATAGAAGAATCTTTATCAAGTGCAGAAGAAGTTGCAAATGCTATGATGCAACAAGACGAACAAAATATAATAGGCAATTTAAAACCATCAATATATAAATTCGTTAAGTTGGTTCAAGAATCACAATCTTGGTTGCAATTTGCTTTTGAGTTTGGTATTATAGATAAGAAAAAGTTTCAAAACATATTAAACACTATATTTGATGGAAAAAATTGTAGAGATATAAAGCAAAATATTAGTAACTTAGAAAAGCAGTTAGATTCTAAATTTAAACAATTAACAGAATCAGAAAAGTACATCAACTATCAAAAAGAAGTTGAAAACCAAAACAAAAAAATCAAGAATGCTTTAGAAGCATTTGAAAAATAAACCATAGAGGGTAGGCTTATTTCTTTTGTTTATTTAACCTATAAGCACATTTACAACACACGTCTACCCTCTCCCCTCCCTTAAACAAAAAAGCCCTCAATTACGAGGGCTTTTGTTATTTAGGTATATTCTACCACGTTTCTTCTAATGTCATACTAAATGTGTATAAATTAGGTGCTTTTGGTGTTACGTTAAATGAGTTTTGTTTTATCGTAACAATAGCAAAGTTATCAGGGTTTTTATTAGTATCATCAAGTTGCACTATCATAGGTATTGTTCCACCTAATGTAGGAATCCAAACTCTACTAATAAAGTTATCATCAAATAATAATGGATTATCCCATAATGTATCATATCCCATTGATGTAAAATCTAAATCATTCGGACTTTCAGGGAATGTGCTAGATCCATCAAATGGTAATATATTAGATTGTTCTAATGCACCAAATACATCTGTTTCACTTACAAAATCAAATGTAAGTTTCCATGATCTTCTACCTAATCTACCTAAGTTTAGATTCTTTTCTTCTGTATTTGTATCCCATAATTCCCAAGCATTATGTCCTGCCCAATCAGGATTACCAAGATGATCAATATTACTTATCGTATGTCCTCCCTTAGTTTTGCTTGATTTAATACCATCAAATGTTCTACTTACAGTCATTGATAAATTAGGATTGTGAGGTGGTGTATATGTTTTACCAAAGAAATACGTTCCTATAAATACTTCGCCTGTATTAACTTCATCATGAGAAAAAAACAAATAACTCCTAAATGAATTTATTGTATGGGTAGTAGTATTTCTAAGCCTTATAGAAAAACCATTGTAATCAATATATTCACCCCAATTTACATAATTATTATTTTGTCCAAATCCTAACAAGTCTACAGTATTATCTTCATTTTTAAATCCACCTGTACATTTTTTTCCTTGCAAGTTATGGTTTAACATAACTAAACAATCTATTGGTATACTTGGAAAAAGTTTGTCTGATTTGTAATTAAATGGTGTATAACCTTCTCCATCTTCTGATAAAGTCATTTTCATTAGACTTTGTGGATTACAATATAATAAATCTGTTTTGTTACCTTCATGTATTTTTCTTGCTGTTGCTGTGTCTGCATGTTTATCTTCATTCCTGTCAAAATATTCACTATGTCCTGTTGCATGTAAATAACTCATCATGTCTACGAAAAATTTTGGTTTTACAACTCTTTGATAACCCATTAATAACCTCCTGTTGTTGTAGTTCTTGTGGCTCTAGTTGTTCTTGCAGAAGGTGTTTGTGTTGGTTTTTCTGCTTGTAATAATTTGTTGGTTTGTTTTATATGTCTATCATTGACTATTTGTGAATAACTTTTTTTAGTTCCTGATTCATTTTTGTTTTGTATAGAATCCCAATCTTCAGATATGTTAGACATATCAGATCCTGAAAAATATATATTATTCCAATTACGTTTTGGATTTGTTGTTGATATGTTTATTTTTTGTAAATCAGATGTTGCTGCAAATGCAAATTTTATATTTAACTTTCCTGAAAAAGTAAATAATGTATGTTCAGGACTTAACTTATTGTTTCCTATATTGAATATAATAATCTTTTTTCGATTTGCTCTACATATCCAACCATCAGGTAATGTAGGATCAATATTTATATTACCTGCATAATGTATTTCTATACCTGCTGTATTAGGTTGAT